TTCCAAAAACTTTTGATATTGCTTTACCTACACTACCCCAAAGACTAGCCATTTTTTTTCCTATTTATTTTCTGCATTATATTTTTCATTTAATATACCTATGAATACCATCTTTCTATATTCCATCCTTCGGATGAACTTGAAATATTTACGGTAACATTCCCATTCGTCTGAATAGAAACAGAGCCTATTGAGGCTTGCAGTTCATACCCCTGTGGACTTGTTGGAGTATGAAGCTGTATCCATCGGTTGCCAGTATAAACTTGCAAAACACCAATAGATGTATTCCATATTACATCACCTTGTTGAAAAGCTAAAGTGCTGATTTCTTGATCGTTGAATTGAGGTGTTGAGTTAGGATCAAATGAACCTAAGTTAATTTCTAGTATTCTAACTAAACGATTGAAAATTTCTTTTCTTGCAAATTCATTTGACTCAACTGGAAGTCTTGTTTGTAATAATTTGCTCATCTTCTGCCATCAGTTTTTACATCAATTCTGGTTGCTCCTAAACGCCAACCCAAAGATAAATTACCAGCACCTGATTGATCGTCATTTGATTCAACACGCAATACAGCCTGACGGCCTCTAGCTCTTATGTTGGCTTTAGTAGTAGACGATGTTATTTCTGAGGTAGCTCTAGTCGTTAATGATTGTCCAGGATAGTTTCTAGTTTTAGTTACTATGTTGACAGAACCATCATTGTTGTCCTGTAAAAATCTTATATCAGGTATTACAGAAGAAATAGACGTAAATCTGTCGCCATCATCTAAATCAAAGTCACTAGATTCAACAAAAACATTAGTCATGGCAGTGCCATCATCGTCATAACCTATTTCATGTTGATATAAATAGTTATCTTTGGTTGCTTGCGGATAACTAACAACGCCTGAATCTAGCCAAGAAGTTCTTTCTAACTGACCGTAATACCAAATTTTTTCTTGAGTATTATAAATAACATACCGATCTATTTCGCTTGCAGAAGCCGAAGGATAAAACCAACCTATTTCATTATTTTCGCTGTTACTAAATCCATGTATCTTATACGCTTGACCATTATTTAAATCAGAGAATACATAGCTTTGTACGGAACAAGGTAATTTTTCTACTGTACCGTTATAAAGATAAAAACTGCCATAACTCATAAAGTAAATACCACTATCAGCAGTTACTGCTGCCTTTGGACCTATTAATCCTGTAGCTTCATTAATAAGATTTACCGCAAATGTTAAAGGCGGTCCAACAAATTGCATACTGTATACCGAAGTATCAGTAAAAATAACAATTTCTTGTCTTGATTTAACTGCACCTACAATTTGCGAACCACTAGATAAGCGTAAAGACCCTGCTGTATTAGAAATAATCGGTTCAAATTCAAGTTCATTTTCTTGGTCAGAAAACGCAATTAACATTGGATCTATTGCGCCACTTCTAGAACTGCCTGAAATTGGATCAGCGCCTAATACAATTAAATGTCGATCAATTTCAGAAGTAATAACCTGTAAAGCAAATGTTGGTACTAAATTAGCTCCAGTTATACTTGATAATTCAACGGCTCTAGTGCTAGTGCCGTCATCTTGCACCCAACGATAAAGACCACCACCACGAGGATTTATAATCAGATTCTCTCCGAAATTATCGTGTGTCCAGAGTCGAAGTTGTCCAGTAGCTGTTAAAGCATTAGTTGAGCCAAATGTACTAGAACCCCATGTACCTGCACCCCAACCAGCGGAAGGAACGTAAACATTTAATCCTACATTTATTTGGTAAACACCATCAACGCCACTACCGCCATTACCTGTATCACTTCCATTTGCTGTAGCTGTGGCTACAAAAGTATAGGTATCAACTGTAGGCACACTGGCTATTTGATATTCTTGGTTTAAAACCGCAGCAGTAATTAATCCACCTAAACTAGCTGCGCCAGCTAAAGTGACAAAATCACCAGTAACCGCGCCATGCGCATTATCTGTTGCTGTAATAGTAGAAGAACCATTAGTAGCAGCAAACACAATACCATTAGTAGTGGTAGCTCTAATAGGAGTAACATCGTTGTATACTGTGCCATCTTTTATATAATATTTGAATGTAGTGCCTAGTCCTAAATAAAGGTTACTACCAAGACTCATCCAATTATGTAATGCTCTGCTTGTTCCTAAATAAGTGTCGTCACTTAATTTTTCCCAGCCACCTATTTTTTCTACATGACCATTTCTAAATCTTACAAGATTACAATCAAACCAGCCATCTTCATTATCGTAAGCTGTGCCTTCTCTGTTTATCCCTGGTGTAAAAATTCTTTTAACATATGGCATTTATACATTTTCCCATTCTTTGCCTTCAAACAATAAGGCTTCTGCTTTTCGTCTACGGATCAAACCATCCAAGACTTTTCCTCCAGCTTTATTCCATCTTTTTATTTGTTCTGGTACATTTTCATATTCACCAGCGTTTAAAACATTAAGCAATGTAGATGCTTTAAAGTTAGTTGGCCCTAAATTATAAATCCAAGCAACTAATGCATCAAATTGATTTTGTGTTAAATCAACGTCAACCATATCATTTATATAACTTTCATACTCTGGTAATTCTTCTGCAAGCCATTCTTCAGCTTGTTCTTGGCTGCAAGTATCACCTTCTTTAACTTCTTTAATTCGCCCAAAACCAATTGTAAGCACATTAGCAGAACAACGATAAGCTTCTAATTCACATCCCTCAAACTTTTTTATTAAAGCTAATCCTGCTTCAGATGTATTCATCTTATTCTCCCCATGTCCCATCTTCTGTGATTCTGCCTGTTTTTGTTCCACCCCAGTATTCAACCGCGTGTTTTTCTTCAATAAGCATTTTGCAAATATCTTCGCCATCTTCTGTATAAGGGATACCCAATATTCGACCATACTTACCTTTACCTAACGATTTAATTTTAAAATTTCCGCAACATAGCTCTTTAAGTCTTTCTTTAGCCTGTAAGCCTAATACCTTTTCAGCTTTGTTTCTGGTTCTTGATTCTGGAGTGTCAATACCCGCCAATCTAACTCGTTGTTTGTGTAATTTTACATCAAACCCTAAATCCAATATACAATCAAAGGTATCTCCATCAATTATTCGGTCTAGTGTAGCGTTATAAACAAAAGCATCTGGTGCATCACTCATTATCATTTTCCTCTGTAGTAGGGTCATTATCCCTATAATATTTAATTATAGCCAAATTTTGTCTAATGTATCTTTTAATATCAGCTATATTGTTTGACAAATTTTCATAGCCTTGAGCCGTTAAGCCATAATATGCCATTGCTGGAGCATCGCCATTATCATAATTATTAACGTATTCTCGCATCGTTTCAGGATTCAATATCTTCCATTTTATCTCAGCAGGGTTAATATTGCTTGGTAAAGGTGGATGATACATTGGTGCAGGCTTCTCAATAGTTATTACCTCTATTGGCTTTACCTCTGGTACTGCAACTGTATTAAACATGCTGCTTAAAGAAGAGCATCCTGTTGTTAATAAAATTAAACTAATTAGATATAACTTGTTCATCAAATTGCCTCGGATTAGTTAGTTCTATTAGTTCTTTATTTACTTTATTAGTTCCTTTGTTAACAATTTTCTCAATTAGACCTGGTTTAGCTATGGCTAAGTTATTTAGATCATGCCTAGCAAATGTATTTCTTAGCTTGGTTACTTCAGCTTGAGCAAGCTTACTGTCTTCATTTAGCTGAGTAATTCTTTCTTGATTTATTTTTTGTTGTTCTAATTGCTCAGTAATTTGGTTGTTTTGTGAGGATATTGTATTTTCCAATACAGCTTGATTATTAATAGCAGTTTGTAATTCTATTTGAAGTCTTTCTATTGTTGCTTTTTGCATATTAATATACATTGCACTTCCAGCAATACTTACCATTAACAACCCACCTAATATTAAATTTAGTTTAAATCCCATGTATATACCTGCAATGGCTTAGATTTCCCTTTAACTTTAATTGGTTCTAATAATCTTAACTTAATTTTAGACTTTTTGGCAGTTTCTTCACCTATTAATGTACCTACACCAGCTATCTTGGTGCTTGACTCTAATCTTGCAGCTACGTTACAAGGATCACCTATCAAGCTAAAAGCAAACCTATCGGTTGCTCCGAAGTTACCTGCTATGCAAGTACCAGAATTAACACCTACGCCTATTGCAATTTCAGGTATACCTTCTGCTTTAAACTTTTTATTTAGTTCTATAATGTTTTTTTCTATTTCTTTAGCAGCCTGTAGTGCTAAGTTGTGGTGGTCAGGTTGAGGAATAATGGTATTCCAGTGAAACATACCTGCATCGCCAATAAACTTATCCGTACAGCCAAAGAATTTATTAGCTGCTTTGACTTGTACATCTAGTACGTTATTCATTATGTACGTTACC